TAATTTTAGTTACTTCACACAACTCTTCTTAGACCCAGCCTACTATGATGATGTATTTCACACTGGGGTGTGTGAATTTATGCAGACATCTGGACCAAATAAGTTAATTGTCTTACCTCGAACATTCTTAAAGACTACGATAGCTGCAGCGATGTATAGTTTGTGGAAGGCTACTAGAGACCCTACTATACGTATTCTAATCACTTCGAATACAACTCCCAACGCTAAGAAGACTCTCCGTACAGTTCGTGACATTGTGGAGAACAACCAGTATTATCAGTTACTCTTTCCTGACGTTATCCCTAACTTCAGCAAAGTGAGGTGGAGTGATGAGTGTGCTTGTCTTAAGCGACCTGTAGACCATCCAGAAGGTACTTTCGAGGCTGCAGGGATAGGTTCCAATATTATACGTCGGCATTTCAACGTTATTATCGAGGATGATACGGTTGCTCCGAAGAAGGATGAGTTGACTGGGGAAGAGGCTATGCCGAGTAAGGACGATATAGAGAAGGCGGTGGGGTTTCATAAGTTGACTATACCTCTCCTTATAGATGAGGATGACGAACGTATTGTTATTGGTACGCGGTGGGCATCCTACGACCTGATTAATCACGTCATCGGATTGAAGGAAGCGGATGTATATGATAAGCCGTGCTTCAATGAAGATGGGTCGCCACTATATAAGAGGTTTAGTAGAAAGAGATTAGACGCCATTAAGGTAGGAATGGGCACTTATATGTTTAGTATGTTATACTTAAATAAACCACTCGCTAAAGAGTTTATGTCGTTTAATCCTGATTGGTATAGGTATTATGAAGAAGAGGAGTTACCTGAAGATGGTACTACAATTGTAACTATTGACCCAGCAGACCCTCCAACGGGGAAGAAGAGTCAGGATTACTCAGCTATAGTCTCCGTTAAACACACGAAGAAAGGTCTCTACATTAGGAGATATAGGAGGCAGAGAGTGTCAGGGAAGCAACTTATAGACAGCGCATTTCAGGTTGCAGATATAGATGGGGCGATTAAGATACGTATCGAAACTAATAGGTATGCTCACCTCGAGGCAGCGTTTAGAGAAGCGATGGCTATGCACGACAAACATTATATAATAGAGGCTGTGAAGGCTAAGACTATTGCTAAGGAGGCTCGTATCAAAGATAGATTGTCGCCTCTCTTTGAGAATGGGGTTGTGTATATGAAGAGGGGGATGAGGGAACTCGAGGAGGAGCTTACTACCTTTCCGTATGGTAAGCACGACGACCTTATAGACGCACTTAGTTGGCAGATTACGAGATATATGCCACGCGAATTTCAGCGCTCCGAACCAGGTAGACCTCCCCTTCCATCAGGTAGACAATCATTTTCGTTGGAGGAGATAAGGAAGAGTTGTAGGAATAGACATAAGTCACCATATCCATTCACTCGACAGGTAGAGCAGGTGATGGTATGAATTTAATAATTTCAATAATTAAAATTACTAACTGTAAGGTAGGAGGATAGTATGGCAAACACACAATATGGAGCTAGATGGGTGCTGGACACAGCTGAGTCGGTGGTTGCAACAGGTACGTTCGTTAGAATTATGGCTCTCTGGTTTGTTGGAACTAGTGATGTAGATGATTGTATACTACACGATGGAGCAGGTAAGGAAATTTGGAAGTGCAAGTTAGGTGATGTGTCGGTAAGCGGTAATCAATCTGGCATTAGTTTTGGGACAGCAGGTCTAGTGGTGGATGGGATGGATTTGGATATTATAGATAATGGAGTGCTTTACGTTTATTTAGGTAAATTATAGGAGACACAGATGCCAGCAGGTTTTGAGAGGTGTAGAGAGCAGGGTGGGAGGATTCGTACAATTAAGCCGACGGCAGACACATATATGCCGATATGTTACTTAAAAGGTAAGTCCTACCGAGGCGAATTACACCACACCAAAAAAGGTGGAACTGCGCAGGCAATTAAAGATAGGATGGGTAAATAAATGTATGACCAACAACCGAAGTATGGAAGACCGAGGTCTGATGCTCAACGTAGACTTCGACACAAAAGATTATATGGGGCAGGGAAGTTACCTTCTAGAGGGACAGGTAAAGGTAGAAGTATGAGTGTAGCGGACGCAATACAACAGAGGATAGGTAGGGGATGAAAGCAGATATAGCACAATGGACTGATTTGATAGGGCAGGGTATAAGGTATAAGGAAACGTTTGGGAGTGCTAAACGTTGGCATACTTATAGAGAGTATGGTAGAGGGAGATTTAGTGGATACTCTACGACCACCAGCGGTATTCTTCCCTACAATCTTGTACACTCCTCCCTTCGTGCGATGACCCCGAACGTATACTTCCGTAACCCTTACGTAAGTGCTGCTCCCCGATTTAAGCCAGGGATGCATATGCACGCTAAGATTGTGGAGTCGGTAGATAATTGGTTGATACAAGAATTAGAGATGAAGGCGATGTTTAAGACTATGGTGCAGGATTGTTTTTACACCGATAGAGGGATTGGGAAGATTGGGTATGACAGTCTGTACGGAGGGTCGCAGACAGCTGCACGCACTGCGAACGCTCAAGTTGCTGAATTACTAAACACTCCTATCACCCAACTCGGTAAGACGAAGAATGAGAGGATAGAGTATAATACCAACGTTAAGCCTGGGATGCCGTGGGCAGTACGTGTTATGCCTGACTTTTTTATAGTTCCATTTGGAGTCCGTACGTTGGATGACTGTCCCTGGGTAGACCACATCGTTATTCGTTCATTAGCGGATGTAAAGAATGACCCGAAGTATAAGAATACAGGGAAGTTAGAGGGGACTCATATGGAGATGCTCCACAAGGACTTGCACCGTGCAGATTTCTATAAGGAGTTAGCTAAGTTTACCGATTTGGTTGAGTTGCACGAGATTCGAGATTTCAAGCGAAAGGAGATAAAGGTTTTTGTTCCTGGTTACGACCAATGGATACGTCCTCCCACCGAAGACCTTCTACAGACGGAGGGGTTACCATTCATAGATTTTACTTTTAATGAGGATACCGAGTATTACTGGGGTCCTTCCGACGTCCAAATTATGGAGCCCCAACAACTAGAGGTTAATGAAGCGAGGACGCAAGCTATGTTACACCGACGCATAGCTCTCGTAAAGTTTCTTATAGAGCAGGGAGGAATGGAGCCTGGGGAGGTTGATAAGATGCTTTCCGAATCCGTCGGACCAGCTGTGTTTACGAAAGGGAAACCATCCGAAATCGTCGCCCTCCTACAACCTCACATCCCCGCCGACCTCACGCAGTGGACAGATGTTATTAGGTCGGATGTACGAGAATTGTTGGGACAGAGTAAGCAAAGTATGGGAGAGGCTCCCCCAGGACGTCGCACGAAATATGAGATGGAGGTTGTGGAGGCTGGGCACGGTCTACGAATGGATGAACGGAGGGATGTGGTTGCGGATGCTCTCGTTAAAGCTATCCGTAAAATTAACCAAGTTATCTTCAAGAAGTGGACAGCTGAGAGAGTAGCACAAGTGGTTGGATACGATGGAGCTAGGTATTGGGTAGCACACACTGGCACGGAGATTGCGGGCGAATACAATCTACGAGTGGATGTGGAGAGTATGACGCCTAATACTAAGAGGGTTAAGAAGAGAGAGATTATAGAATTAATACAGGCGTTGGGTAACAATCCTCGTGCTAATATAGACTACCTTATGAGACTTCTACTTAGGGAGTATGAGTGGATTGATGCTATGCAAGTCCTACCAGAAGCGCAGGAGACGATGGGGCAGCCTATGGGGCAGAACGAATTTATTGGGATGCAGAACAAGATGGCAGGTAATCCAGAGATGTTGAAACAGAGAGCGAGTAAGACTGCTGATAGTATAGGGAGACTAATGTGATGGCTAATTGTACACGGTGTGGGAAGTGGTTACCAGTGTGTAAGTGTGATGGTACACGCTCGCCATCTATACAGGTCTTTAAACCTATGGTATATAATGATATTTGTGAGACGCCTATACTAATCACCAGTAAACGACATCTACGCGAGGAGTGTAAGAAACATAACGTACTAGCCGCAAGGCTGATGTAGGAGGAGGTGAATATGGAGAACATAAGCCAAACAGTAGTGAAAGGTGACTCAGCAGGTGGGATTAAGCCTGTAGTACCTCTCAAGGTGGTGAGGAGTAATTTACCAGAATTCAAACCAGGTCAGATGGGAGAGGGTGATGTAACTGATAAAGGGCAGAACCAACAACCATCAAAACCTTTGAAGGTACAACCAAAGGTTGTGGAAACTAAACCTAAAGGAGTCATCACCATTAGACTCTACAAGAATAGACCTTATAAGGTGGATTTCGAAGGGACGATTACGGGGACAGATAGAGACATCGCGTGGAGAGCTATGATGAAACAATATATGATTTGGAAGGCTAAGCTAGCAAAACAAGGAGGTAAGTAATGGGAAATGAAGGTAATGGTAACGGAAGCGATGGAACCAAGGGAGCTGCAGGCGAAGTCCAGCAGCAGCTAACCGACACTCTTACTAAACTAGGAGCGTTGGAAAGCGAAACAAAATCATTAAAGGACGCGAAGGTTGACCTTGAACGCAAACTCGATGATGCCGATAAGGAACTGCTTAGCGAAGATTATCTCAACTTTAAGGACAGTAAGAGTAAGGGTAAGGGCGGTGAAGCGGACGATAGTAAGGGAGCTGGGGAGATTGATTTCGATACAGCCTCCAACCGTGAGATTGTAGAGTATATAGGGAAGAAGTACAAGGGTGATATTGGAGCAGTAGTTAAAGATATATCAGGTCGATTAGATAAGACCGAGAAAGGTCTCGCAATGACTTTTGCTCAAGTAGATGTAGCTTTAACTGCGCTCAAGCACGATGGGAGAGATGGAAAGCCTGCATTTGACGCTAACCAAGAAGCTATCTTCAAGATAGCTAAAGCAAATCCCTCCTGGAACGCTGGAAGATGTTACTCACAATTCCTTCTACAATCTAAAGCCGACGCTGACACTGAAGCTGAGAGAGTGAAGAAAGAGCAGGAGTTGAAAGATAGAGAGGCTACCGAGAAAAGCGGAGTGCCTGGAAGTGTGGTGCAGGATAAACAGTTATCGAAAGATGAGGCTGCTGCGCTCGCATACAAGAAGGCATTTGGAAACGCAGCATAAATACTACGATAAGGAGTAAGTATGGCAAATCCAACACTGACCGAACAGCTAAATACTATGTATACGACAACCTGGTATCTACGTCGAAAAGAGATTGTAGACCAGATATTTAATGCTACGCCCTTCTGGTATCTTCTAAGTAAGAAAGGGAAGAGGTCAACCCAGACTGGTGGGCGTTCGATAGAGATTCCACTGCAGTACGCTAAGAATGAGACCGTGAAGTTTATCGGTAAAGGCGGTACTGTGGATTTAGCTGCAACAGACCCTCTCACCGTATGTCATTGGAATTGGAGATATCTAACTGGTCATATTGTAAGGTATTTTGCGGACTTTCAGAAGAACAGAGGTCAAGCTCAACTGATTAAGAAGGTTAACGCTGATATTGATAACTTACAAGCTAGTTTGATAGACCACCTTGAAAGTGCTCTCTTCAGTGATGGTACTGGTGATAGTGGGATGGCGATAGATGGATTGTTGAATATTGTGGCGGAAGCACCCGCAACGGGTACGGTTGCTAATCTGAACCGTGCAACATACAGCTGGTGGCGCAACCAATATAAAGATATGAGCGGAGAGGCAGCTTCTATTTATCTTCGTAAGAGGATGAATACGATGTTCAACGATTGCGGTAAGCAAGGGAAGGGTGTGAGTAGATTTCCCGATATTATCGTGTGTGCACAGGATGTACACGAGATGTATGAGAGTGAGGCTCTCGAAATCTCTCGTATAATCATCTCTGATAGGAAGATGGCGGACTTAGGTTTTGGTGACATCGCTTTTAAAGGACGTCCTATGACTTGGGCTCCAAGCTGCCCAGACGGTTCTCTGTATATGCTTAACACAGCTGTTATGGAGTGGGTAGCAGACCCGATTGAGAACTTCACCTTAGGTGATTGGCTACCTATCGTGAATCAACCTAGAGATGTGGTTGCTCACGCAATGACGGTTGGTAACTTAACGACTGGAAATTGTAAGAGATTGGGTGTCATTTTCGACATCGCTGAATAGTACGTATAAGAGTAACTCAACCTAACTGAGTCTAAAAACAAGGTCGAGATGGTGGTTAGGTCGCCTCCCTCGAACAAACAAGGAGATAAATATGAGAAGTCCAGGTGGTCAATATGGTGGGTTGATGGCAACCCAGAGTATATACGAAACATCCTCCGTCGCTAACTGTGCAATTGGAACGAGGCTCCCAATGGGAGACCGTACCTTCTTCTATGGGCACGCTGTTGCGACAGTAGCTGCAGGATTATTAGCCGCTCCGGATGCAAGTAATGCAGGACCAGTCCTACTCGCTGACGGCTCGTTGGTGGCTATGACTGCTGCGCAAGCACAATTGTCACCAATCGCTATTACAGCAGCTTTGACGGTGGGGCAGAAGTTCATCGCACTAACTCACGCATCCGCTCTCGATAACATCACGAAGGATGAGTTGCAGAATGGGTACGTTGTACTGACAGATAGTGCGGGCGTCGATGTGATACATAAGATTAAGCGGAACAATGCTTGGTCAGCATCAGTCGCAGACTACGTCGAAATCGAACTGTGGGATGAGATACAAGCTGCGATGGCGGATGCAACCACAGGCGTTATATTGACTTGTAGTCAGTATCGTAATTTGAGACCAGCAACTCAGGGAACGGATGAGTCGCCGATAGGTGTTCCTCTCGTTTCAGTTGCGGCAGGTTACTACGGTTGGTTCCAAACTTGGGGGCCTGCGGGAGTGGTTACTGTAACGGATACAGCGATAGGTGGACAGGATGTAGAGTTTCAAAGCACTGGTCAGGTTGCACTACGTGACACAGACGGTGTAGAAGCAAGAATAGGTTATGGGATGGCGGACGTTACGGCGGCTGGTGATATGGGTCTCGTGATGTTGCAGATAGCACCATAACGATAACATCAACGGAAGTATAACCTCCCCCTCCTGAGGGGGACAACAAAGAGAGGTTGAGATGAGTAAGATATTAGGTGGAAGTGGTTTTGGTGCATTGATTACGCCACAGGAGATATATAAGGCTAGTGCTACACAGTACCACCGATTAGGTACTAGGTTGGTAAGGGGTGACCGTATATTTAAGTATGCGAAGGCGGGTGCTACTCTAGCAACGCAGGTGTTAGCTTGGTACAACGATTACGGAGTGTCTGGTTGGGCTGCTGTTCCAACAGCGAGTGCGGCTAACGCTCATACTGTATACGCAACGATAGGTGCGGCAGAAGGTGTAGCAAGTGATGGAGCGGTTGCGGCTCACGAGTTGGAAGGTGGGTGGGTTACTATCTTCCGTCTTAACGCTGGTACGTCTAACACCGATTTTACATTCCAGATATTAGACAATACAGCAGTCGCAGCTGGAGGTGGTACGACTACACTAACTATAGACTCCGAACTACCCTACGCTTGCACGACATCAGCATACACCGAAATCACTGGCAATATATACAGTGACGTTCGGACGGGGAATATGAGTGGTCGTAGAGGGTGCGTTGGAGTGGCTATGTCAGCTGCTACAACCAGTCTCCCCTACTTTTGGTTACAAACGTGGGGACCTTGTTGGGTTTCTCCACAAGCAGCGGTTGGTAATACAGACAACACCAATGCTCTCGTAGCTAGACACGACGGCTCACTTGATATATGCGATTTAGTTGCGGACGATGCATACGGCAACCAAGAGTGTCAACACGTTGGGTTTGTTATTACGAGGATTGCTGGAGGAGCTGAGACACAAGGCACACCGTTGATTATGCTGCAGATATCAGTATAATTATAAGTAGGAGGTAAGAGATGGACGATAAGAAGAAGATTATTACTAAAAAGGAGTACCTTGAGGAGTGTGCGAAGACTAGGGAACCTAAACCGAAGGTGGAGGCTCCTAAAACGATTTATAGAGGTACTAGATGTCCTAGTATATAGTTAGATAGCGGGAGACGAGATACCTCCCGCTACCATAACAAGGGGAAGTTAAAGAGGTTGAAGAATAGGAGGAGAGATGAGTATAAGAGGCGACATAATTGAGTATATGTACGCAGGAGACTCGGACCCATTCTCACATTGTTTGAAGCAGACAGACGACGATACGAGTCCTGATGGAGTAGTGTCCGCTACGCAAGGAACACATTTAATTATCGATTACGATGGAGACGCAAGTGATAAGGACGTGTATATTAATACTGACGGTAGCACTGCTTGGACTCAAATTCACGATGAGACCGCTTAGTTCGGAGGAGAGGATGCCAAACGATGAGGAAGTAGGAGTAGCTAGTTACTACACCAATGATAGTGTCGACCCTCGATGGGGAGGGGTTACTAAAAGTGGGGAGATATTTGATGAGACGAAGATGACGGCAGCAGTTCTCCCAGAGAGGTGGGAGGAACTGAAGGGGAAGAAGTTGAAGGTTACTGGTCTTAAAACTGGTCAGTTCGTAGTCGTTACAGTTAATGATACTGGAGGTTTTGGGAAGTATGGGCGCAGTTTGGATTTGAGTAAAGCGGCATTTGAGCAGATAGCTAACGTAGCGAATGGATTAACTGATGTTAAGATAGAGGTGGTTAAAGATGGCAATGAATAGAGAAGATATGCGAGACGAAGTACGCGCCAACATAAAGAGGACGGCGGCTGCGTTTAGTGACGCGAAGATAAACCGTAGGTTAAATTGGGCGCAGGACTACCTCTCCGACCTCCACACCTACGAGGAGATGAGGAAGACTGATACCAGTAAGGAAACGACGGACGGAGCTAATACTATAACCTGGCCCACTCGAATGAAAGATTTATATAGTGTGGTAGTACGAGACGGAGCCCGCTCTCGCAAATTAATATACGTGAAAGCGAGGGAGTTTGATGACATCGTCCCACGTCCAGCTACCTATTCGGAGGGTCTCCCTTCGTGGTACGTAGATTACGGCTCTACATTCGAGTTGTTTAAAATACCTGACGCTACCTACTCGCTGGTCATCCGACATAGTCAGTACCCAGCAGATTTCGCTGACGATTCTTCGGAGTCAAGTTTATTACGTAAAGACGCACTTATAGTTGCGATTGCAACAGTCTTCGGATTTTGGTCACTACGCGAATTGGAGGATGCAGCATATTGGGGAGGGGAGTTGGTTCCTCCTCTCTATGAGGCTAGCTTAACTGGAGACCACAGCGGAGAAGATTGGGTACCGATAGCGAGAGGTTTCAATTCAGCAGCTGCCCCAGTTATGTCAGGGCAGTGGTGGCTCAACCCTTTTAGTGGTAGGCACTAATAAAGGTTGTAATTTTAAAAATTGAAATTACGACAAATACAAGTAGCGAAGGAGGTAATGAATGGCAATATCGAAGAGACCTATGGTAGGGGGAGCATATTACAAAGGATACAAGTTAGTTGTATCTGCAACTCCTGGAGATTACACTCTAGATATGACGCTGTCTGATAAGGCTTGTGCAGCCAACGGTATAACCATCGTACCCGACGTATATGGGGCAGGAGACCACTTTAAATTAGAGCATTTGAACTCCAGTAATACAGTTATCGCTCTACTTGCTACTACCATCTACAACATTGGGAAGAATGCTGCGTGGGTGTTTGACTTTCCTTCGTTGGAGTTATTGGATGCGGGAGATAAACTGCGACTAACATATACGAATGCGGCAGGTAAGGCATTGAATGTGTATACAAATTTAGAGCGCTTAACCACAAAAGATGGAGGTGCGTAATGCAGGGAGTTAATGCGGGTGGGGGAGATAGTGGAGGAGGATTAAAAGTTAGGGAAGAAAAGCTGCGTAAGAAGGTTGTGTTGGAGGATGTGGAGATACACACGAAAGTGGTGGAAGTACAAGTTCCACGGTTCGTCGATAAGGTTGTGGAAGTAGCGAAATACATCCCGAAAGAGATTGAGGTGGTAAACGTCAAAGTTAATGATAGGACGGTAGACACTCAGACAGTGGTAGTTAAAGAGAATGTTGTGGAGGTAGACAAGCCCTCTTATAAAGAAGTCGTTGTAGAGGTACCTAAGTTCGTTCCAAGAGAGGTTAATGACTGCGTTATAAAAGAGGTCGAGAAGGTGGTAGAGGTACTAAAAGTGGTGGAGAAGATTAAGGTCGTGGAAGTACCAGTAGAAGTCAAGACCTATAAATTGGTGGAGGAGATACTGAAAGTGCCTAAGATACAATACGTCCCAACGGAGGTGGAGAGAGTGGTGTGGAAAGATGTACCAAGGGAGAGGTGTAGTAACTGTGGGAGACCCGTATAATGCCTATTGACTTAAGGAAAATGGCTGATACAATATCAGTCGACAGAATGGTAGGGTTTGAGATACCGTCCCCTGCTCCAGATGGCTCGCAAGTAGAGTTTACTCTAGATAACCCTTATGAATCTACTACCCTCCGCGTTCATCGAGACCAATTAGCGTTACAGGGTGGAGGTGTGGATTTTACGGAGACGACACCTAATTCTGGTGTGTTTACTGTAGTGTCCGCTCCTGATGCAGATGAGGTGATATGGTGCGATTATATAAAACAGTAGTATCTACAATTCTATGTCTATTGTTAAGTGTTAGTTTGGGGTATGCTGACCCTAAAGCTAAACGTGTTCGTATTACTGATGCTGGTTCTTACTACACAGGCACAGAGGTTGAAGCCGCTCTACAAGAGGTAGGTGGAGGGACTGCTGGAGTGTGGTATAGAGATGTAGGTAATGGGTTTTTGTATCCTCTTACAATTACGGACAATGTCGGGATTGGAACAACCGCTCCTTCCGTTAAACTTGAAGTAGATGGTGTAATTAAGTGCGGCGGCTCTTCCGCAGGACAATCAATCATCGCCTCTGGTTTGGTAGTAAACGAAGATGGTTTAGCCACAGCCGCAGATGACTTTAGAGCTGAGACCGACACAGTCTCAGACGCCTTTGAGGTAGACGCCTCAGCAGACCAAGTAAACATAAATACAGACTTCCAAATCCAACCCGAAGTAGACTCTACCACAGCTATCCAAGTTTTAGACTCTGACGGTGGGACACCTATATTTAATATGGATACTATTAATGAGAGGGTCGGCATCGGAACGACGGCGCCAACCTATACCCTTGATGTCGTAGGAGATATAGGACTTGATACATATCTTTATCACAATGATGACGCAGATACTTATATAAGATTTGAACTTGATAGGATACGAGGCTATGCTGGTGCGGAGGGTCTTTTAGATTTATATGAAGGGGCTCAAGACTACGTAAAATTAGGTGACGGTGGAGATGTAGATATAAACCTAAATGATGACCTATTTACAGAAGGAAACTCAAGCCACGTAGGAATTAATACAAAAACCCCCAGCACAGCTTTAGATATAGATGGAGACCTATCCTATACACCTACAACGCAGGTAATAAAAGCTGTTACGGATACAATAGAACCTGCTAAGACTTTAGTAATCTTAAACCCAGATGCAGATTATACCTTAACCTCAACCCCTACGATTGAACCAGGCGCTATTGGGCAGATAATCTATCTTACCTGCGACCCCAGAGAAGGTAATACAGTAAGACTCCAAGATGGTGATACATTAGAAGGTAGCACTTTAGAATTAGGGGCGGCAACAAGAACAATTGCAGCGTTGGATATATTGGTTTTAATGTATGTTAATACAGGATATTGGGTAGAAGTGTCGTTTAGTGATAATTAAAATGAAAAAATTTCTACTATTCCTATTTATATTTTTGTCCTGCCTGTCGGCAGACAGGTTTACGAGTAATGCTTATGGGGCAATAACATTTGATAATGCTCAAGATTTAACAGCTATGACTTTTTATGATGCCTCTGCTGGAACTTGGACTACAAGAAATTTAACAACAGGTGATTACTTTGATGATGACTCAGCGGTTGGTGATTATATAGCATTTGCTTGGGATAGGGGAGTATGGCACGACTTATCCATTAATGTGGGAACACAGTTAGTAGCGGATACCATAACTTTAGAATGGGAGTATATGACTGCCACAGCTACTTGGGCAACATTAACAGTTACAGACAATACAAATAGTTTTCAAAATGCAGGAGTTAATACAGTAACTTTTGATGTGCCTGATAGCTGGTATTATAAATATAAATTAGATGGAGCTACCTATACAATGACAGGGTGCTATATACGAGCAAGGATAACTGCTATTACGAACATATCAGAAGGTGGAGCTCAACAAACAAACGTCATATCAAGTAGTGATTGGGCGATAAGTGTGGCAGATGCAGGAACAAGACTTTCAGATATTCAAACCGCTGATACTGCTGGTGGTTGGGGAGTTACTACTACTACTGGAAAATATACAGCTATTACATCAAATATAAGAATAGCTACTAATGGAGAATTATTTATACGGGATAATGAGTTTTTAGAAATAGGTTCTTTGACAAAAAGAAGGACATTCCTAAAGCCAGCAAATACCCTGTTCCAGATGGGTGATGCGACCAGCGGTTACAGCGAAGGTAGTATGATGATGTATTGGAATAATGACTATGTAACTCCGTATAATCGTTGGTATGGGAATATTTATATCTATAATTCTACAATTACAAAATATACAGGTGGCTATAATGATTTTTATTTTGGTGGAGCGGTAGATATAAGAAATTCTGTATTAGCAACAACGCTTGCGGGTGTGTGGTTTTTTGCTGGTGCTACGGGGACTTTAGAGAATGTTACAATAGATGAAAGAGGTTTTACTTGGTTTTATTTGTATTCCCCTTTAACAATAAATAATTTAATCTTAGCTGATGTTGGGGGGGTTTTAGCAGGCACTACAGTTACCGTTTCAAATATTGATTTTGGAACTGATAAGATATTTAGAGTAACTAATGCAAATTATACAGGCACATTGGTAAACTGCAATTTTGATACTTCATTTACATCACAGGTTGCAGCACCATCAAATAATAATACTGCTATAGTCCAATATATAATAAGTCTTACAATTATAGATGAGAATGGAGATGCAATACCTACGCCGACGGTGCAGATAACTAATGCAGAAGGAACTGACGAATTTAATGGAGAATGGGCTGGGGATATAAATGTTACAGTATGGCAGGAACACGATGGAGATGAAACTGACTATAATCCATTTACTATTACCGTTACAAAAACAGGATACCGAACTTATACGGGAATAGTAACCATAGATAAAAAGACAGATTGGGATGTTATTTTAGATACAGGCGACACGGTTATCTACGACAGCACAATTTACGACTCAACAATTTATTAGATGAAAAACAAATTAGAAAAGATAATAGAAGATAGGTTAGAGAAAACATTAGACTGTTCCTACAAAAGAGCCTTCACCCCTAAAGGCTGGGTGTGTGCATACTAAAACTTTCTCAAGGAAATTAGCCAAAGAAATTGAGGAATTATTTGAAAGGTATATGGAGAGATAGCGAAGGGAGGTGAAATAGTGAAGAAATTGGACCTAAACATCAAGCTGTCCGAACCCGTTAAACGCAGGGTAGATGACGGTAAGGATGCGCAGGGTAAGCCGAAGTTTAGGGAAGAGGAAGTGCCTGCTTACGATGTCTCACTACAGTGGTTGTCGGTTATGATGGAGCGAGCAATCAACAAACCGAGACCAGACGTTCGTACAGGCAGACTAATCCCTACTGTGGAAGTCAGAATGGATGTGCAGCGCAAATACAATAAAGTAATGACTGCGCTAGAAGCCCACAAGGATGGTGTTGCGGAACTAGAAGATGACGACTTCGAGTTCTTACTCAAGAAGTTCAATCAAGCTGAACTTTCCGTTCAGAGAGACGTGAACGTCATACTAGTGGAGCTTGATAAGAAGTTACTTGAAGCACAGATACCAAAACCACCCAATTCCGATGGAAAGTGAGGTGTAAAGTGATAGGAAGATTGATAAATAAGTTGATACCAAAGAATATCGCCGGGATACTGGGGGTTATACAGACAGCAATCCCTTTTATTAGGGAGCTCCTAATGTTAGCAATTCGTATATGTGCAGTTCTCATCCCAGGCGATAAGGACGATAAGATAGTAGCTAAGATAAAGAGCGGCTTCGACAAATTCGAGGATGGCTTCAACAAAGTTAAGACGTTCATTCTGGAGATTGCTAAATAGACAATGAAGGTTATTTGGGAGTTACTACAACTAATCAATAAACTGACAGGAAATTACCAACGCCGTGTTCGGTCTTCGTTGATTGGCACGGCGGACGCTATCATTCCACTTATATATAAACCTATCTTAAAGAAGATACGTAACAAGAAACGATTGACGAAGAGGGAAAAGAAGATACGCCACTACTGTAGACAATATAAATCTAATAGGAGGAAGCTCAGATGAAATCAAGAACGAATGGGGATATTGTTATTACCCGCCAGGAACTGGACGCCATTAAAGAGGATATTAAGGATGAGGTTAAGTTCCGCACAAAAGTCCTTGTCGAGCTACGCCTTCTAAGTAATCTCCCTCCTAAAGTAACTAGGTTAGAGGTTTGGGTAGCGGTACTATGGGTAATAGTATCAGGAATTATGTTTATGGTACTTAAGGGAGGGGTATTATATGGACAACATTAATGAGAAGCGTACAATCAATAAGGAGCTACAGCATATTATAGAACACCTAAAGGCGGGGAATACTGTGATGGCTTTATCTTTACTTATAAAAGTATATGAGAAAGAGAAGTGGCAAGTTAGAAAAACAGATAAGGTGAGGAGGTAATTATGGCATATCCTACGGTAGCTTGGAGTGAAGCGACACCTGCGGGGACGGACGACATAAGGGATGGAGATGACCGTATACGAGAGTTGAAGACACAAATTAGAGAGATACTTGACGTAGACCACGTAATATCCAGTTCGGGGTCGGGTGCAACTTGGGGCAACCATAACCAAGTCACCTTAATTGAGGCAGCAGATATAGGGTCGGGTGCGGAAGGTATCCCTATCTTGGGGGCACAGACTGTTGTCGCACCAGAATTATGTTATACTGATGAGAATGATGACGACGTTATCCTGACGGATGCTGGATACGTAGCCCTCCAGAATGGGCGGCTACCTAATGATACATATATGATTGGGAGGAATAATGCGGACGATGGTGACATCGACATAATTAAGGTAAACACTAGTGACCAGGTAGCTTTCGGTGCGGTTGCGGTATTAGCTGACGCGTCCCTGCTCGCTACTAGTGCAGCTCCCACAACGGATGCTATGATAGCTAATAAGAAATATGTTGATGATATGCCTGACGACGCAACGCTCGAACTATCTGGAGGTAGCTACCAAATTAAGGATGCGGGCGTTGCTCAAGCAAAGTTGAAGACTGCTTTAAATGAAATATCAGGGACATCCTCTGAAGTAACAGCTCACACAGGAGGAGAATATTCTTTTTCTCCTCAATTTAAAGAGTCAGGGAGCACTAATCATATAGATGTTGGTTGCTCACATCCTGGCATGAATCAAGCTTCTACTTATTTAACTGCATCCTATACAGGTCCTTGGATAACTTTCAGTGTATCTTCAGGCACCACATATTCACAGACAAGATATGTAGCTGCCTCAGGTACAGATTATTGGATTTTTCTGTTAGTTGATAACGACGAGAATATTGTGAGTGCTTCAGCCGCGCCCGACCACCCCTCTTACGGAAATGGCGGAGACCCAGAAGAGGTACCTCATCCTTTTGGTGACCTTGACACAAGTAAACATAGAGTAATACTACTCGATAAAGCGACTTGTAATCTATTGGTTCAGGAGTCGAAGGAGACTGAGAAGTCGATACTCACTTTAGTTAACGAGGAGTATAAAGTTAATGGGTCTGATGAAACCTACCAACCCCTACACTCTGGTAAGTTTCTAGGTGAAGCCCCAGTAATGATAGACACAATTCCAAGTTATATTAAAGTGAGAAAGCTGAATAAACTATCCCCCGTTGAAAAGCAACAGAAAGAAGATGATAAGTTGGGAGCACAGCAGGCATTTAAACTAAAAGAGCAGAAGAAAGAACGAGATAAAAGTAGTGCTATTAATAAGCTGTTGGCACTTGGGTTGGAGCTATCGGAGGTAGAAGCGCTAAGGAGTTAATATGCTTACTAAAACAAGTCGAAAACATAGAAAACTACCTAAACCTAGGAGACAATACTACCCAATCTACGGTCTCGACGGCGGGCTCGACTACAGTAAGCCGTCAACTATGATAGGGGAGACGTTTACTCCGAGGTGTAGTGAAGTAGTATTCAGAGAGAAGAACGTAAGGAAGGCTACAGGAGTGTCGTACTTTGCTGGTACGGATACCGTCCCCCTCCTCGACGATGTTATGCATATTGACCAATACTA